ACATCAATATAAAACACTCTACGTTCAGGTGCTCTTTGCACTCTGTAAATTATAATTGAATCTTCTAATAATTCTTTTTGTTTGAATGTTTTAAAGATTGGTTCTAAAATTGACAACCCAAAAGGCCAAAATCTATCCATACCTTCTGTCATACTTAAATGAATTACATGTGTGGCATCAATTGGGTAAACTGTGGCGTCTCTCTGAAATCTTGATCCGTAGCCGCCTGGTAAATTTGCTGTTGTGGCACCTCTTGGTTGATATGCTTTGTTTGATCCCATACCACCTACAGGGAATGGAGTTGCATTTGCATAACCCATTTGTGTGTTGAATTTTGAATAAGAGTCAGAAGTTAAATTTAAATTTTTAATATTTAAATCTAAGTTTCTAATAAAGTATGCTTCTGGCTTTTTGCCTTTGCCTTCGTTGACAACAATCTTGTCTACAAATCCTGGATCAACCCAAAACCATTTGTAAGTTTTAGGATCACGCACAAACATTTGATCACCATACTTGATAGTGTTTCTAAACATTTTAAAAGCACGTTTGTTCCACTCATTAACTTTGTTCCATTGCTGTAATGCATTTTGCAATAATGCTGTTTCAGTTGTGGTTGGTTCTTGTTTGTAAAATACTGTGAAAGGTGATTGTGTTTTTTCGTCAACTTGAGTACAAAATTCTGCAATAGTGTCTAATGCAGAATTAATCTCTGTGTCAAGATCCATCATGTCATACTGATAGTATCTTTCAATTCTGTTTGGTTGTCCTGCATAAACCTCAGGTAACCATGTGTTGTATCTTGCGTGACCTGTGTTTGATGTTGCACTGGCTGGCACTGACCCCATTGGGCTTTTAGAACCTTCGGCTGTGTCGTATTCTCTAAAGTACTTTTTCCAACTCATAACGTTATTTATTTAAATTCCTTTTTAATATACTAACAAAATGAATACTATATGTCAACCTTGTTTTGTTGGTAAAATTGCATATGGATTAAGATGTTGTGCTTTGCAACGTATTTGTCTGTTTATCAATAGAAGTCACTTGATTTTTTGAATTAGTGTTGATTTTGTTTAGTATGTTAATCTGTTCTTGGAGTATTTCAATTTGTTTTCTTCTATACTCTCCTTCAGTCATTTCACCTTGTTCAAGATATTTGGTTGGATCACCAAACATTGGTAAAATTTTAATTTTTTGCCTGCTAGTGCCACTTATACCGTCTGACTGTTGTGTTCCACCTTGTGTTCCACCTTGCTGATTGGGATTTACAATGCCAGTTGGCGAACCCATTTCACCTGATTGTGGAAACAGAGGTTTGGCAAAATATTTGCCTATTTCATCCTGGATATAGTTCTGTATAAAATCTGATCCTCTATTGTTGTAAGCATACTCGGCCCACGGATCAGTTGATTCTGCATCTTCTCTACCTCTACGTAACATTGCGTATGCTTTTTTAAGTGTGTCAGGATCATTAGGATTGGTTTTGAGCATACTTTGTATCTTATCATACATTGCTAATTTTTCTGCATTGTCACCTGTTGGTAATGCTAGTGCAACACCTCTGGCAATACCTGCTGATATTCCGTTAGTTAATGCACTTGAAATAAAACTTGTGAATCCTTCAACAGTGTTTGTAAAAAAGTCTTTGACTTTTTTTATAAAGTTTTCTGAATTGTTTAGTGCTTGAGTTATCTTGTTGCCAATTGTGTCAATGAAGCCACCTTGCTCGCCAAGTTTTTGCACTAACTTTATAACCCCATCCATAATATTGCCAAACATATCAACTACACCTGATGTCAAAAATGACGCCGCTAGTTTTTGAAATCTAGTACTCAACTCTGCCATAGCCGCTTGTAATCTTGCTTGTATGTTTGCTAACTCTCCTGGAGACAAGTTAGCCGCTTGTCTTCTCAGCCTCACAAAGTTATTGGTTTCATCTGTTAATAATTTTTGTTGATTGATCAATGCCAACACCGTCGATGCTGTCTGATCTCCCATAATAGACAATGCTTGTAATCTTTGTCTTTCACCATCACTAACGTCTAACACAGTTTGCCTAAATGTTTCTAGCCCGTCAATAACACTGCCACCACCTGTTATTGTGTTTTGTAAATTATACAATGAGTCTGCCAACTGTGGTGATGTCACAACCAAATCTCTAAATGATTGCGAGAATGCCAAATTACCAAAACCTATACCTTCACTTAAAATTCTTGTGAGCTCGCCACCTGCTTGTTCTCCAAATGCGGCCAATCCTGCAAAGGCTTCTTGAGCCGATGACAGTGTTGACTGTCGAATTGATTCTGGTAACATTTGTAATCTGTTTAAGAACACTTGATTTGTTGATGCCTGTACCACTAACGTTCTAATCAAATCTGCAGATGTGTTTGTCAAATCAGAAAATGCCACTGTGCTTCTTAATAATTCTGCTGAATGATTTGCCAGTGCTACACCATTTGCTCCCACTGACAATCCTGCTTTTGCAAAAATGTCTGATTGTTCAGCAACTGCATTAGCAATCTCTTGATAACTCTGTGCCAAGAAGCCTTGTGATTCTAAAAGATTCTGTGTGTTTGTGATTGCTGACAAAATTGTTTCACTTCCATAAGCATCCATGGCATTTGAATATTGTGTCAAAATTTCAGTTGCTTGTTCTAAACTCAATCTTGCATTTGCGGCTGACACTGTCAACGAAGTAATACCTTGAGCCAATCCTTCTTGAGAATCAAAACTAAAAAATCCAGTTCTAAATAGTGTGCCTTCAAGTTGTCCTAATCTCATTAAGAATTTGAAAAAAGTGGTTATGGCTGTGGCAAAACCGGCAAGTGCCGCGGCACCTACTGATAAGAATTTACTAAAGATTCCAAGTTTACCAACAACACCTCCTAACAACCCACCTGCATTTTTGTCGCCAATTTTTTCTGCCAACTGTTCAAGTTTTGCTGAATTTGATTTTGTTGCGTTATTAATGGCTTCACGAACTTTTGCAGTTTCGCTAGATTCTTTTTTTTGTGCTTGGATTCCTTTTTGACCTTCTTTGGTTTGTTTTGCTAACTGTTCTTTTTGTCCAGTTAAGATTTTTTCCATTCTGGAAAGCACTGTGGCTGTACGCTTGTCAGACTTTTCAATAGAAGTTAAGTCTAGTCCTTGCTTTTTGGCCAACTGAATAAGAATCTGAATGGATTTGTCCATTGCAAATTCTGGTATTCTTATCGTCTGTCCATCTAATTCAAGATCTATCATGATAAATAATTAAGTATAGTTTTAATTTCTCCAATAAGTATTCTACATGAATATTTATAAACTAAATAAAGTACGTAGTTAATAAGGAACAAAAATGTCAGAACAACAAAACGAAAATACCAATCCGTTAAAACAGTTTTATAGAGCTCCAAAACTTTATATAAAATTGCCATCTGGAGCCAAGTTTAACACAGTTGATGACCAAGCACCAACTGATGAAATTGCGGTTTTTCCAATGACAACCAAAGATGAGTTGTACATGAGAAATCCAGATGCACTACTCAATGGTGATTCTGTTATAAAAATTGTACAGAGTTGTGCACCAAGCATCAAGGAGACTAGAAAACTGCCAGTGTGTGATGTTGATATTTTGTTGATTGCTATTCGAATGGCCACGTATGGTGAAATTATGGAAACTAGATTGACTTCTCCACACAGCGGTCAAGAAGAAACATATGAAATTAACTTAAACAGTATTTTAGAAAATGTCGAAGTTATGGAATCTGAAAATTATGTTGTGTTAAAAAATGGTATAACTGTGTATGTTAGACCATTGTCATATGAATTACAAACCAAATTAAATTTGGTTGCATATGATCAAGCCAAAGCACTACAAACATTAAATCAAGTGCAAAACAATCCTGAAGTTAATCAATTTAAAAATATGTTTGTAAAACTAGCAGAAACAAACATGAACTTGTTAACTGAAAGTGTTGTAAAAATTGTAACACCAAATGGTGACATTGTTGAAAACAGAGCTCACATCAAAGAGTTTATTGATAATCTTGATGCACAAAACAGCAAATTAATTGACAAAGAAATTGACAGACTTAATAAATTTTCAACTGTGACCAAGCAAACACTGATTTGCAAACAAACTGAAAAAGAATTCACTGCTGATGTGAAATTGGATCCAGCAGATTTTTTCGTAATTACTTAATAACACACTCGCCTTCTGACGTTGGAGAATACTTTAGAAGATTAGCAGAAGAAAGTCACGACATAAGAAAACAGATTGCTGAAATTTGTTGGTACATGAGAGGTTCTGTGTCTTGGAATCAAGCCTGGGCATTAAGTTACGAAGATAAAAAAATCATTCAAGAATTTTTAAAAGACAACATGGAAAGATACAAAGGATCAATGAGCCCTGTGGTTTAAATCAATTCTTTGCTGTAAACTTTTTCAATATTTTTAGTAAAAATAACTTCAACTTTGATATTTTGTATATCTGGTTTGAATTTGTTTTTTATTGCTTTCCAAAGTTTTGTGGTTGTAATTCCAGAATTGTGTTTTTCCCAACCTAACAATTGTACAATGGCTTTTCTTGTTTTTTCAGCACCTCCATGTTTTTTACAGGTGTCAGATCTGCCAACATGTACCACTTGGTCTCCAATTAATATCTTGTAAACACAACTGCCACCAATCCAATCCACAGCATGATCTTTTTTTGCTATGTTTTTAATTTTTTTATTTTCTACAATGTATAAATCTTCTACACTAAACATTTTATCTTATTGACAGGTTAAACAAAAATGCTTCTTTTTTGGAATTGAAAGATATAAAAGCATGATCGTCATCAAAATGCCAACCCCAGTTGCTCTTGCATTTTTCCATGCACCAATCAATGTAGTCATCTTTCATTTGCTGTACATTGATTACATATTTGAAGGTTTTGTTATATCCGCAAGATTTGGGTATTAAACCGTTGTTTTCTAGTCTGCAATCTCTGTAATTCCAATGACTTCCAAAATCCCATTCTACCATATATTTGCCTTTTTGTGTATTTAATCAAAAAAGAGGTTGACTTTTGTTGCTACTTGTTACATTATACAAATTATATAGGCAAATATCAAGGCAAATTTTCAGGCATAACATAGCAACTCAATTGATCAATAAGATCCTAGAAATGCGTCATAAAGATGGTGAATCTAGTGTTGCAAGGCAAGTGTTAACTAAGGCACAAATGATAATGGCTCTGCTAGAGAAAGAAATGCAACCATTGTCTTGTACATAAACTGCTAACTCTGGGTATGTACAAGTCCCGTTGGATGAAGTAGGAATGATAGGGGTACCGGCCAACCGCCTCTTTAGGTTCCGTGAGTTAGATGACTGATCTCTGGTAATGAGTAACAAAACAACTTATTAACAAAGAAAAGTACTTCGCCCGGCAACGGGTGAAGTATGGCCAAATCTTGGTAATAAGTGCATACTCATATAGAATCTAATACAAATCAAAATTAGCAGTATCGCAAAGATGATCACAGTTCCGCAAAGGACATGATAACACCATCGCGGAGGTGATTTAATTTATTTTCAGTAGAGCTCTGATTGTTATTGACGCCACTCTGCTTTTTGATTGTTATGATCAATAAACTGTTTGTACATGCCAGGCCATCCTACAAAAGGAATAACACGTTTGCCTCGGCGTCTTATATTAAAAGGAAAATTGATTTTTTTTCCTTGTTGATAGTAACTGTTTCCTAACACTTGTTTTATATCATTTTCAATATTACCAAACACTGCAATAGTTTTTCCAATAGCTTGTATAGGCACAGATTCGTCAATTATAGGTATTTGTCCATACAAGATTGGCGGGAAACCATATGTGTATTTGATATAGATTTGCTTGTTTGAAAAATTACCCAGTGATTTTGATACTTCATTAAAACAAGGTGCATCAATGTGATTTCTAGTATCACCTGACTCCCATACCACATCCCATTGGCTGTTTGCTATTTTGTTTGAATCTGCTTTTTCTTGAATCCACTTGTATTTTCCTTGGTATTGTGTTCTTTGCATGATCAGATTGTGTCTATCTATCACGTGATTTCTTTCTTCAAACGCAATTGGATCCACATTTACAATACTGCAATCTGGTAAATCCTTGCAACTGAATATAGCATCAAAGTTATGATACCCACCTATACATAACACATTCTTAGGCTTCATGTGGTTAAACAACTGCCACACAAACTCATATTCCATTTCTCTCATATCTAGATAAATCTTGTGTTCTGAAATAACTTCTAAATACTGTTTGATGCCGTTCTCTGCTGGATAAAAACTGTTCATACACATATTTATAATTTATTATAGTTGCTTTTAACAATTAAATAATGTATAATAGTCATTATGAGTGGTAGAAAAAGCAAAAACAAAGGCAAATCGTACGAGCGAGATATAGCTAATTTTCTCTCAGATTTGTATAACGAATCATTTACTCGAGTACCATACTCGGGTGCTTTTGTAGGTGGTCAAAACATTGTGCGAACACAAACATTAAGCGAAAACCAAACCAGAGGATTCAAAGGTGACATAATTCCACCCGACTCATTTCCACTGCTGGTAATTGAAGCAAAAAACTACGGTGAATTTAAATGGAATCAATTGGCACTAGGAGAAGAAGTCAAACAACTTGATGAATGGATTCGGCAATCACAAGAAAGTTGCGAATCACAAGACAAATGGTTATTGTGTGTAAAAATTTCTAGGCAAGGTGAATTTGTTTTATGGGATCCAACTCAATGGCAAGATTTAACATTTTCTAAAACTTACAAGACCTATAAATATATCACAGCAAAAGAATTTTGGACAAACAACAAAGATGCAATCAAAAATCAAAGTCAGTGACATTGAAAAAAATTTCAGTTTAATCATTATTAAAAATCACAGTCTATTAAAAAGTGTCAAAGACTATTTTTATGAATCTCTTCGATATGACATGATTACATCAGTTGTTTACATTGAACGACATGAAATCACAGAATGTATTAAAAATCAAATTAAAACAAAATGGGTAACAGTCATTGAAGAAGGTATGTTTTTCAAAGGACACATAGACAACGATTTTTTAAGAAGATACATATCTGATTTAGATCAAAGTTCTCTAATAGGTCATGTGTTAGACAGAAAAGAAAAATATTATGAATTACATCCACAACACTTTATACTAAATGTTAATGACTGGAAAAAAGCAGGTGAGCCTGATTTTTTATGCAAACAAGATTCTGATCTTGCTGGTGTGCAAAGATCATTAGACAACTTTCATGATGATTACACACCAATCAGTGTGTCATATGACAAAAATAATTCAGTCAAATGTGATAAATTAAAATTTGGAGGTAAAGTTATCAGTGAACTGCTGAAAAACAATTTTGTTGTCAGACCTTTTAACAAGCAAGAAAGGAAACGTAAAAAATTTGTTTATTATGACATTTCTGAGCAAGTACCAGATTTGTTAAGTTGGAATTACCTTCCAACTCTGTCATATTACTATCCTATGGCCACGCATTATAGTGAAAAACAATTTACAAAAACACACACAACTTATATTTCAGTTGCAAATGGCATTGAAAGTTTGCGTAGAATAAAAGATGTTTATAAATCAGTCAATCATATAAAATACTATGATGTATCAATCACTGCACTGATTTTTACTGAGTTGTTGCTGACCAAATTTGAAAACAATTTTAAAGAATTTGTTGAAAAATTTGAGCAAGAATTAGGAGCTAGACCATGGACCACTTTGGACGTAGAACAGCAAGAATACAAACAATTGGATCTTTATGAGTCAACGGTGAAAGAAGTCATGCCTATGATCGAACATATCAGAACAAACGATATCAAAGTAGATTATTACTATGGTGATATAACAAGACTGGGTGTGATACAAGATATCACAACAGACTCATTGATTAGTTTGACAAATGTGTTTAATTACGAGCGAAACCATATCAGAAAAAGTGAATTTATGCATTGGTGTAATGCATTAGAAAATCATACAAAAAACAAATTTAATATTGAAGTTTTAAGATAGTTTATTTTAATCTTAAAAGATAAATTGTGTGATTGATCAATTCAATAACTTCATCAATTTGATTTTGAATATCACCGTAACTGATTTTTTCTTTAAATTGTTCGTAAGCATCTCTTAGATTTTCAGCACTTTCAATTACAGTATCAACATCTGAATAATCAACTAGTTCAACACTTCCTTGATCAACTTTAATGTTTCCGTTACGTCCTTGCCATGATTCAACTAGACCATCAATTTTTGTTGATAGTCCATTGTAAAATTCACCTAGTGCTTCATGCTGTGCATAACTAGATGTTTGCCAGTGGTAATATCTTAATTGATTACCGTATTCTATTGTGTATCTTACCAATTGTTCAAAATTCATTGTTGTTGCTCCTTTTATTCTAATGGTATTTATTCCAACTGCGTTCTAATATTGTTTTAAAACGACTCCAGTCTTTTGACCCATGTGCAATAATATGCAGTCTTGGTTCATTGCTTTTATTCCATACACTATGTACTTGGCCTACATCAACTAAAAATGCACTACCGTTAGTAAATGGTACAGTTCCCCAATTTTTATATCTAAATTCGCACCCTTCTGGATTAAATATTGAAACATTAATTGGAGCAAAATGTCTTTCTTGCAAGTCTTGATGAGGTAATATATAACCCCCTGGTTCTATCCACATAAATCTTAAACGTTGATAATTTTTATATGGAAATACTTCTTTAAAAAATTTAGTAGTAAATGGACACTGTTCAGAAACACTAGTCCATTTATATTCTGGTTCAGGCCCATCTTTAAATTCATCATAATATTTCCAATCGTTTGTGTAATGTGAATCAATTCCATGAATACACAAACTTTTCCAAGTTCCATCGCCTTCATTTTCTCTATGTACTACAAATTGGTCTTGAATTGCTATTGCCTCTTTATAAATTTCTACGTAAGGAATGTCCAAATCAATTTTTAAATAAGGTATATTAGTGTGCTTACATAACCAATCGTATATATTTGACTCACCTTGCCAGTCATCTTTAAAATGTTGTTCTAATTTTTGTTGTGATTCCATTAAATTGTGTTCCTGTTTAATAAACTCCTAATATTTATTAATGGCTTGACACAATTTCAAGATCGTTTGAAATAGATGTAAATCCGTTTTCTTTTACAACATGCATGATTGAATTAACCCTGCCAGTTAGTTCATCTTTGTGTGAAATTAAAAACACATTCTTGCCACGTTCTCTAGTCATTTTTTTCAATATTGACATGCTTGATTCAACACCTTGTGTGTCCATACCACTGTCAATTAATTCATCGATAAACAATAGATTGATTGGTTTGCTTGTGGATTCATATATGTCTCTAAATGCCCAACTCAAACCAAGTATCAGTCTGTTTCTTTCACCTCTACTTAAATTATCAAAGTCTAGTTCTCTACCTAGTTCTGTGATTTCCACAGATAAATCTGATTTGAAAATAACTTCGTGTGGTAGATATAACAGTTCTAAATAATGATTTAATCTTGCATTTAGGTATGCTAGGTTTTGATCAATAATTTTTTTACGTATAAATGAATCTTTTGATGTTAACAGTCTATACAAAAACTCTTGGTGTTCTTTTAGTTTAGTAAGATTGTTTAATAAGTTGTAATCTATAAGTTCAATGTTTTGATTTTGCAAAGTATCAATCTGTTCAATATGTGGATTTTCTTGACTGCTGACAAAATCAAGTTCGTTACGCAATTTTTCTAAATTTTGTTTGTGATGATAGGCTTGATCTACATCTGAATAAAAACAAGTGGGTGCTTCTCCAATATCTCCAATTTGTTCAATAACATTTTTTTGTTCAACTATTTGATTTTCATTTAATTGAATTTGCACATTGGCTTCTTCAAGTGATGCTTTTTTACTTGTCAAAATTTCATCTTGTTTGTTATCATGTAACTCTTGTCCACAAGCATAGCATTTGTGTTCTTCTAATGACACAATTTCATTTTGTAACTTAGACACAGTCTTTTGCTGTTTGGCTGTGTCGTTGCTAACACTTTGAATCCATTTGTTGGCTTCATTAATCTTGTAGTTGCCTTCTTGCCACAAATCACGTTTTTTGTGTTTTTCAATTTCTAAATTAATATCAATATTTTCAAGTTCTTTGATTGCAGTTTTAACACTATTAATTTTTTTAGAATGTTCATCCTGCCATGCTGAACTTTTGATTTTAAAACGTCTGATAGTTTCTTCAATTTTTTCATTACTTGATTTAACTGCTTGTATACGTAATTCTTCTTCTTTGATATCATTTTTTGATTTTGTAATTTGATCTTTAAGCAACTGTGCTTTGGTTGATAACCTAGTTATACCTAGCAATTCTTCAATAACATCACGTTGTTCTGTTGCTTTCATACTTAAGAAAGGTTGATTGTAAGTGTTTAATGCAACTATTTGCTTGAACAATGCTAACGACATACCAAACACTTTGTGAATTTCTTCTTGTGTTAATCTGTTTTCACCTTGTGCTTCGTCTGTGTCTTTTTCATTAACAATTTCATCATTGCAAAAAAATCTAAAGTAAGTTGGTTTTCTACCACGTTCAATTTTATAACTTTTACCATCGACTTCAAATTCACAAGAAACACTCATGTTTTTTTGATTGGTTTTGTTAATTAAATTGTCTCGTTTGATATTTGTTAGTGCATCTCCAAACAAACAAAAACTCAAAGCATTTAGTAATGTGGTTTTACCTGTACCATTTCTTGATCCTTCTCCGCCAAGATCCAAGTTGTTACCAAGTATCAGTGTTAAGCCTGCGTGATTTAAGTTAATTGCCTGTGTGGCATTACCAATACTTTGGAAGTTTTTGATTGTAAGGTTCTTTAAAACTATCATAGTCTATTGTAGATTTCCATTAATATGTGATTGTCAAAACTGTCAGATTCAATTTTGCTCAATTGATCTAACACAATTTCATCAACACTTTGAAATTTAATTTCTCCTTGAAATTCTATTTCTTCTTCTGCTTGTTTGTGTGGTAACAAACTGATTTCTCGTAAACTGTACTGTTGTTGAAAACTTTCTTTGATAAAATTGGCTTCTTCATATGTTACATCAACATCAATTTTAACTCGTACATGACATTCAGTATCTAAATATGTTTCTGGGTCTTTAAGCAAATCACTTAAATTCATAACTCTGTATTTTGGACCATCTGCCCATATTTTGTACTGTGGTTCTTTGTCCCATTCCAAAAACATACAACCTCTGTCATTGTCCCATGCATCTGCATAGTTGTGAGCAAACGGATTTCCAATATAACTGATATTGCCTTTGTGCTGTCTTTTGTGAAAGTGTCCCGAAAACACTCTTTCAATGTGACTGAAATGATCTGCTTGTATTTCTCCGTGATCTGGCATTTCAACCATGGCATTCATTTTAAAATTTGGTAACTCAAAATGTCCAAACATGTATTTGCATTTGATATTTTTAATCTGTTTCCATTCGTTTCCAACTAACCATGGAATAATAGCAACATCATCTTTGACTAGTATTTCGTTAACTATTTCAATGTTTGGGATTTCATTAGCAAATATCACAGAAGAAATTTCTCTTTTATCTCTGTAAAACAAATCATGATTTCCAGTGATAAAATAAGTTTTTTCAAATGCTTTGCTTAATTTTTTTAAATTAGAAATAGAATAATTCAGTGTACTGATATTAATTGAACTTCTGTGATGATGCCAGTCGCCTAAAAATATACAAGTTTCTGCACCAAATTCTTTGGCTTCTTTGATAAACCATTCAACAAAATTTTCACAATCGTTGTTGTGTTGTCTTGAATTATTTTTTAAACCAAAGTGTATATCAGTAAAGCAGGCCGCTTTTTTAAACATAATTTTTTTCCAGTCAATTAACTAGTAAAAATATACATTAAAAGTTGTAAAAAGTCAACTTTATTTCTTGCCCTCTTTAGTGGACATTTCATTTTCCATTTGTCTTGTGTAAGAAGGACTCATGCCGTGACTTTCTAGTATATCATCTCTTAAACTTTGATGTTTTTTCTCTACATTTAAAATTCTAGTAAAACTGTTGGTAATTGCCGCAGTATAATAAGCAAATGGATTTTGTGATTTGCTTTCGTCAAACTGTAAACCAATCTGTGACAGTTGAACCAACGCTTGTGCTCTCATTTCGTCATTGTAGGTATAACCTCTCCAATTGGATCGAGAACCATATCTATCACATAATTTAAGAAACATCAACCCAAGTTTATTGGTCATTCTGCCATGATCTTTACTAAATTGATTGTGTCCAATGTGATGACTTTTACCAACTTCTTCCCAATCATTATTGTCATTTAACTTATAATGTTTAAAAGGAATAAAATTTAGTTTGACTTTTGTATCTGCTATAGTTTTTGGATTGGTTTTTCTATCCGGATCATCTGGAATGTGATCCCATGTAACAACTCTAATAATCACATCAGTATCATCCACGTGCCTTAATTTAATTTCATGCTCAGCAATTTCTTTTTTCTTTAATCCAAGTTCTTCAGCCTTCAATTGTGTGAGTCTAGCGGCACGATTTCTACGTGCTTCAAGCACTTTTGTTTTGGTAATTTTTTCAATAGGCGTGGTAATTATCAGATCATAATCTGCATACTCTGGCTTTGTGTAGCAACAGAAACTGTTCTTGCTTTTGTGTATTTCTTTTAAGATGTCTTTGTTGTTTAAATAATTTATTCTTTTTGCCATAATACAAATATACTCTCTAGATGTTAAAATGTCAACCATTTAACACAAATAAATGATTAAATACTGCTTTTATTTTATTACTAAATATTTATATGACTATCAATCACGACTTTAGAGCAAAATTACAAGCAAAGCCATTAGCAAAGCAAGAAGTGTATGGCGGTGGAAGTAAAGATTATAGAAAAAATCTGTTGGCACCTATTGCATATACAAACGGTCTGGTGTTTCCCTACACACCAGCAATACAAGTATCTCATGCACAGGTAGACTATTCTCAATATAATCTATTGCAAACAAATTTTGATTATTATGCATTTGTTAGAAGAGCATCTCCTACATTTTCTGTAACAGCACCGTTTACAGCAAATAACCTAGAAGAAGCAAGGTATTTACTAGCTGTTTTTCATTTTTTGAGATCTGTAACAATGACATATTTTGGTAGTAAAAACTTGGCCAGAAGAGGAACTCCTCCCCCGGTGCTGTTGTTTAGTGCATATGGTCCGTATATGTTTGAGAGAGTTCCTGTTCTGATTAGAACAGTGTCGTTTGGTTTAGAGCAAGACGTAGATTATATACCGTGTGGATATGGTCCAGAAAACTTGCCAATGAACAACGATGAAAAAAGATTACAGGAACTAGCAGTTATTGATACCAGTATTGATAACGATTATGGTGTAGCAGAACTTGAAGAAAGAAAAAAATTAAAAGAAAAAGTAAAAGGCAATATTAAAAGTGTTGAACAAGGTGTTTCAAAAAGTTTTGTGCCTTCACTGTTAAACGTGTTTATAGAACTTGTTTATGCACCAACACCGTCAACTGTCAGAGATGGTTTCAACTTAGACACTTTCAGAGATGGTAGTTGGTTAAAAGGTGGTAACAAAGATGGCAGTAAAGGATTTATTTAATGGCTAGAGCAAGTAACGAAAACTCACAATATTCATCAACTAAAATTATCAATGACTATTTGGATATTTTGTCTTTACCAAATATACCTCAAAGATCTGATGATGAATATTACACTATAGAAAGTAAATTTGATAAAAGACCAGATTTACTTGCACATTCATTGTATGGATCAACTAGATTATGGTGGGTGTTTATTGCAAGAAACATGGATCTGTTTGAAGATCCAATTAACGATTTTACTACCGGAACTGTAATACGTTTACCAAATCCAAGTGCTATTGCCGGATCGAGGTAATCAGCATGTCATCACACGAATCCAAATTTAAAAAATTTAATCCTAGAGCTGTAAAAAACAATAACAGTATCACAGTTGACCCAAATAAAAACGTTCATGTTCAAATGACGCCATGGCAAAAATCAAAATTAGCCAACGAACGAGCTGAATTAATAAAAGACCTAGATGCAGGAATTAATAAGACTGTTAGCACCACTAGTTCTAGTTCAACAGTGCCAATTGGTACTGTTAACAGTGCAAGATTAAGTTTTGCTGATGACAGACTTAACTCACCAAACATTAATCCTGCTGATTCATTGAATGCGTTAGATGTGATATCAGAAGAAAACTATTTTCATAATAGAAATCAAACTCAAGAAAGACTTGAATTAGCGGAACAGGTACAGAATAATAAATTTAAAAACCTTGATGCTAGTGCTACAACATCAGTTAAAGACAGCACTACAAAAACTGAAAATAAATTAAAAGAATCAAAAGTTGAAAAAAACAATGTGCAAGACAATCAACAACTAATTGATGAACTCAATGAAGGTATTGAAGCAGGTAGTAACAAAACTAATTCAAACTCAACTATTAAAAAATCAAGTAAACCAGCAGAAACAGGTGAAAAAAGATTACAGGCCAGTTTAGACATTTTTAATGACACTAATTTCATGCAAAATGTTTTGCACAATTATGAATCAGTAACTTACGATATAACATGGGCAATGGCTGGTAAAAAATTTATGAATGAATTTTTTGAAAGAGAAAATGCATTAAGATCAGGATACTCGACTAGCAATGAATTTTTTGATTATTCAACTGACAAAGATCCAAACATGTATCTTAAAGAAACTAGCGAACCAATATCAATACTGTCACGTACTGGAGAAACTATTACTACCATCACAAATTTGGAAATGGAAAACACATTTGGGTTAACAAGAGCAGACAGAGTCAACACCGCGGCTGTTATGAGATTTAGCGTGACACAACCACAGTCAGCTAACTTGATTAAACAGATATGGTTAGCATCACAAGAACTAGGTATTGAACGTTACCAACAACATCCTTTTTTAATTCAAGTTTATTTAAAAGGCAGAAAAAAAGATGGTACACTAGTTGGCGACTACAAACCGGTGAAAACTGAAGATGAAAGAAACTTAGGTATACACAATGCCTCCGGAATTGAAATACCAGGCACAAGAAGATTGTATGCTATTATGATAAGAAACATAACATACAGAGTCGAAGCCGGCGGTGCAGTTTATCAAATTGAAGCCATACGTTATGGTGATATTGGCAAAGCAGATGATCATCAATTGATTGCAGATATGAAAATATCTAACATTAAAAAATTCAAAGATTTCACAGATGGGTTTGCATCTGAATTAGCACAACAAGAACAGCACAATTTAGGAGTTACAAAGTATCTGTTAGACAAATATAGTTTTTCTATAAAAGGCTCAGATGAAGATATTACTGGAATAACAGAATCTCGTATAGTAACAGATGCTGAAAAAAACAAACATATTATATTTGGTAAAGATTTAGATAACCCAACTGTAACAACAGAAATTGATTATGATTCAAGTATTACTGAAGTACTTGAAAGACATTTGGCTAGAACAACTTTTATGGTAGACAAAATCAAAGGCATTCAAGAACAGTTGGCTGACATTGACAAAGATGCTGTGGAAAAATGGGACGAAATTGCTATAACCAAAAAAGCATTTACAATCACAGCACATGCAATACCAATGGGTTTTGACAGTTTACGGCAAGACTATCAAAGACATTTTCATTATGTTATTACAGTCAGTGATTGGGCCACAGTGCAGTCAGGAATCATACAAGAATATCAAGCACCCGAAACAAGACACAAACAAAGAGTCAGTACCATGATGGAAAATGCATTGATTAATAAAAAATACAATTATTTGTTTACAGGCGATAACATTGATGTTTTAGAATTTAATTTAGACTTCAATTATCAATATGTTTATCCTTATGATCAACTGCACGGTGTCTTTAAAAGATTACCTGAAGCAACTATGATAAAATTTCAAGAAAATGCAACCGAAGAAGCAAATAAAAAAGAAAAAAGCAATGAAATGAAATTGACTTTTAGCAAAGCGGCAGAAGACGGTGTAATATCAGGTGCTGAGCACAAACAAATATTACAAGCAAGAAAATTCTTTTTGGAAAACTACACAGAGCAATTACAAAATGGTGCAGTTGAACCCGATGCTGGCACACTAACAGCCTATCAAAATTTAATTAATGAATACAACAAAGACATTCAACAGTATAACATCAAACAAGGAGATGCTGGTATAAAACTAAAAGAAGTTGAAAGATTTAATGATCTTGGAAAGACAGCAGATAATGAAGGACTTGAAATTAGAATTGGTGGAAAGTGGCGCTTGGCTGAGAAATTGGAAAATGATAATGTTAACTTGTCCGAAGATTCATTGACAAAATTAAATGTTCAATTTTATGGCAGAGCAGTTAATACACACGACGGTATGACAGATGCTGGTTCATCTGAAAATGCAGAAGCACAACGAGTTTTAGAAAATTCTTTTGCAGGTGGTCCTGGAATAGATTTAATGTCAGTGACCATGGATATCATAGGTGATCCATATTGGTTACCAAGACCTGAAATTGATACTTTAGAAAAAATACTACAAAATTTAGGTGTATCTGCTGATCCAAAATATGAAAATATGATACTGTTTCAATCAATGTATCCAGAAGAAGTTGATCCTGGTTCTGGAATGATTCCACCAGTAAGCGAAAGGCGGGATGAAATCTTGACAGGCATATATAGAATCTATAAAATAGAACATAGATTTGAAGGTGGACAATTTACACAAAGACTGCACCTACAAAGAGATGTATTAACTGATTTAAGTTTTGTTGTAAATCAACGAGGATAAAATAGGAGACCAATAATAAATGTCAAAAAAAACACAATCTTCATCAAGCAATTACAAATCTCGTAGAGATGGCAATAGTAAATCAATTGATTATGGTGTTATAAAAATAGCAGAAGTGATGAGTGTGACTGATTTAGCCAGAATGGGCAGAATGCAAGTACATATCATAGGTTCAAACACACCAAGAACTGACAAAACAAGTTGGAAAACAGTAATTTGGACTTCTCCGTTTGCAGGTGCTACCAGTACTAGTGGTTTAAGAAAAGGAGAACTAGAAGACACATATGCAGGCACACAAACATCATATGGTATGTGGATGGTACCACCATCAATTGGTAATTTGGTTGCAGTTGCATTTGTCAATGGTAATAGTAACTATGGTGTATGTATTGGTTGTTTGTTTCAACCAGGCATCAATCATATGGTACCAGGTATTGCTAAAGGTAAAACATTTGGTGAAAAATCACCTATTGTGCCGTTAGCAGAAGTAAACAGATTAGGTGATGAATCACAACTAGCAAACATATTTGACATAGAAGCTCACACAGCCAGAGGCGAGCCCATTGATAAAGCCAAACGACCTGCCCATGGTCCTCATTATCAAGGTTTAATAAATCAAGGTTTAGAAAATGATGAAATTAGAGGTCTTAGTGATTCATCTGCTAGAAGAGAATCACCAAGTCAAGTTTTTGGTATTTTAACACCTGGTGGGCATCAGTTTGTAATGGACGATGCTAATCAAAAACACATTAGATTAAGAACATTAAATGGTTCACAGATATTATTGGATGACACAAACAACACAGTTTACGTGACTAACAGCACAGCAACTGGTTGGGTTGAAATAACAAATCAAGGTAAAATTGAAATATGGGGTGCAGATTCAATATCAATGAGAACTGAAAAAGATATTAATGTGAGAGCAGATAGAGATATTAACTTTGAAGCAGGTAGAAATATTAATATAAAAGCCAATTATACACTTGATACTGATTCAGCAGGCAATTACACTCAACCTAAATCCACTAGAGATTTAGGAGATATAAAAGGTAATTTACATATTGATGTTGCTGGTGAAACTAAAATAAAGTCAGATGACGATATTAGTTTAACAACAAACAACAACACAAACATATACTCAGGTTTAGATTTAAAACTAACACAACTTGGTACATCACATATCAATAGTGGTATTAGTCACAGAGAAACTGCGGCCGGTGGTGCAGGCAGAATTGATATGAATTCTGCAGGCTTTGATGCATTGTTATTAACGCCAATATCAGGAATTTCATTTTTAACAGATGCTGATGGCAATCTGTTATACACAAACATTTTAGAAAACAGAACAGGTTCAGCAGTCAACTCACCAAGAGAAACAGAATCACAACGAGGTTCTATTACTACTAGATTCCCAACCAGAGAACCTTATTTAGATCACGAAAGCAAAAGCACAACTAATCAGTCATAAAAAAAGAGCGATATTCCTACCGCTCTTTTTATTCAAAGATCTTTGAGGTCTAAGATTTATTTAGACTTATATATGTGATATAAAATCCAAACAGCCACCAAGCCTAGTAATCCTTGATCACTAAATCCTGATAGTATTGCCTGCACATTTCCAATTACAGAAATGTTTGGCCAAAACGGAATACCTTGGCCGCTGAATAACACTTCAAGAACAATCCCAAGTGCTATTAATGATACACCGACATCTGCTAATGCTGACGCCCATGATTTTACTTTGTTAATAATATCCATAATAAGGACCTCCTAACTGTTTTAAAGTTGTGCTTAATCTAACATGTTAATTGGATAAAAGCAAGACTTTATTTGTTCAATTTTATTTAAATTGTGGATAATTCAATTAACACATCATTTAATTTAAATGCAGTTTTATTGATGTTGATAAAATTTTCATAAAAAAAGGCGATGTTACCACCGCCTCTATCTTGTTTTTAATTACGCTAATGATAAATTCACAGCACTTGGACCTTTGGGTCCATCTTGTGTGTCAAATGTAATTTCGTCGCCTTCATTCAACTGTCTTAAGCCTGCGGCCTCAACTGCTGAAATGTGTACGAAAACATCTTTATCTTCACACGCAATAAATCCAAAGCCTTTAGTGGCGTTGAACCATTTTACTTTTCCTTGTTGACTCATGTTGTTCTTTCTTTAGTTTTAGTATTTGTTAATATTTGAGGAAGTTTGTATCTAAAATTAGGGCGGGAGTTTGTTAATTCTACTGCGTCTTGTCTTATTACTCTTAACTCG